TTGCAGATGCTCCCAATGTTCTGGTTCTTGCTTTGTCTCTACTGACAGCAGTATCTAGGTCTGTGTTAACCATTATCATGGCAGTCTCATAACCCAGTTTTTCTAAATCTGTTTTTTGTTTTGATATTTTGTCGTACTCTCTACCAGTACCATCAATAACTAATCCAAGTCTTCCCATTAGATAGGAATCTTGTCTTTGTGCAGTTAAAAATTTAGCGCGGTCTCTGAGAGATTGACCTTTTGTTGAGAATATATCTTCTGGTTTTTGTGTTAAACCAGCATTTTTTAGTGCGAGTTCAAATTGTTGGTCAGAGTTGACTATCTTGAACCCCAATGCGTTTAGACCTGTTTGTCCAACCATGAAAGACTTACCAGAACCAGGCCCGCCGGCAAGAAAAACTGCCTTAAAGATAGCGGGGTCATTAACACCCTCTTCAAGCTCTGGGATATCTACAAAGTCTGCAAAAGTCTTTTCCATAACACCACTATTTATAATTTTTGTATTAGTGGTTTTAAGTGTGATACTATCATTTCGGCAAATACTTTGTATTTTTCATCGGAAATATCTGCCCTTATTGCTTCTACATCTGAAAAATCTTTGACTAGTTCTTCATATTCATCACTATCCAAATGACCTTCATCCCTTAAAGTGTTTAACTCCACCAATTTACCCTCATATTTTTGTATGAGAAGCATATCGGTAGGACTTCCATATACACCCATAATAACTTCCTTTTCAATTATTTTACATCTGGTAACAGATTCCTTTTACGGTGTCCGTTCCACGCGATAAACCCTGCTAACCTTAAAGAGTAATAAGAAAGAAGATTAAATACATAGAATCCATTAACATTTATATTAATATCTCTAAATACTTCATCCATCCACTTTTGGTTTTTTGTACCTATAGTTTTCTTCTTACCTTTAAGTAGTAGTGTCTCATATTTATATCCATAATCATGAACCAACCCACCAATGAGCATTATCCCTACTGGAGAGAAAAATGTTCTCAAAAATTTTGGTACACTAGCACCATCGAATTGAAATCCTTTTGGGACAACATATTCAACATCATCTATTGTATAGTGCCAATCTTTGGTTAGTTCCCACATTCTAGTTGACCTAAACCATTGCCAAGTAGAACCCCAAAAACCTCTACCTTTTGTTTCTATAACAATCGGTCTCAAATTTGGCATTTCCTTCGCAGAAAATGTCAACTTGGTTTCCTGTCTCATATCTAAAACATTAATTATCCAACCACTTAGGATGATTCCTATTAATACAGTCCACATCCAAAAAGTCATAGCGAGCTCTAGAATAAATTCCATTTCCGTTTCTCATCCTTCCCTTAAATGTTTTCTAACTTAGACATCAAGCGTTCTGCTCGATTAGTTACCTGTTTATACCACTTAGAATCGCGTCCTTCCTTGGCTGCTTCTTCCCAGTTTTGTGCTTCTAATGCTTCATGCATTTTCTTAAACTTAGAAAGTCTTGGGTTGCCCATGTTGAACATCATATTAATACAGATATTTTGGACTTCCTCGGGCCACTCACAAAATCCAGACCAGCCGTATAACATAATACAGTCTCGACAGGCACTTGCGACATCTTTTTGGAAGAGTTCGATAACTCTTTCTTCTGAGACTTCATCTCCGACTTCAAGATCTGCTTCCTCGTCTTGTGGGAGAATGAGGTGACCGATGCCACAGGTGGCAAGGCCGAGGTGGTCAAGGTAGACTTCATACTTCACTCCTTCATCTTCTTTTAATTGTTCTAAGAGCTCTTCTCGCTCTGCAATTTCCTCATACCATTCATCTGGTAAATCTTCTGGTTCTGAGATGCCTGGCCCGCTCTCTTTATTTCCAAATAATCCCCATTTACCGTACCCATGTGGAGCGTCAGTATGTTGGAAATCTAATCCTGTTGTGGGTAATAAACCCTCTAAATGTTTTGACATATTTTATCCTCGCAAAAATTGTGAAAAAGTGTGGTGTTTATCTTCTTTCAACTGCATCCCACTTTTCACATCTTTAAATAATTGTTGAGAACCACTATATCCCATAGGAAGTCCTCTTTTGAATGAGTTAAAATCGTTATTCTTGGCGAACAGTCTCATCTTACTAGCACTTATACCAGTTACGCCTTCCGCGTCTGGGTCTCTTTGTCCAGCAGAGATTACATCTATTTCGTCAAATTTAAAATCCTTTCCATTATATCTATCCAGTATCCTCTGGAATTCTTGAACCCTATCTGAACCAGCAACCATAATAACCTTGTCATACTTTCCTGTAAGTAGACCCAATTGTTTTATGAAGTTTGGGTTGACTCTATCAGATGCCTTGAATTTAGTTTGTGGAAACATCTTTTTAAGATGGGCAACTTTTTTCTGTGGTGTTAGTGGATTCTTGTGTTTATCTTGACTGTGACTAACCACAATAAGATGGTCTGCTCTTTCTCTTTGAGCAAGTTGTTTTACTTTTTGTACAAGTTTTCCGTGTCCCGCTGTGGGTGGGTTCATCCTACCAAATGCATATACTAATGTTTTCATCTATCCCACGCCTTAATTGCTGTAAAATTATTATAACTGAATTCCATCCTGTCTACTAGTTTGACCGCGTTACCAGAAACCCTATCAATAGCAACATATCCTTCTGGATTAGTAACTTTGAATCCTTTTGATGTTCTAACAAAAGTATCCATTAACTGTTTTACTCTATTTAACTTATTAACAATTACCATTTTCGCCTCTACCATAGAGTTCTGAAAATTAATAACATTAGTAAGAAGAGCAGTATATTGAGATAGTTCTCTTAGAGTTTCAGTCTTCCTTTTTTCTAGTTTACTCTTGGATTTCTCCGTCTTTAACTTATTTATCTCTGAATCGAATTTGTCTTCTACCCATTTCGCGTATCCAGATACATGTCCAGATACATTTGATATCTTAGTACCAACTTTTACCTTTGAATTATTATAAGTTTTGATATTGGCGCCAACCATTTTACCAGTAAACCCATTTTGAAATTTTAAGAATCTGCCTAATTGTGCTGAATTTATTTGTTTGAATATTCTACCACATTGCGATAGTTTTGTAGTCACGGCAGCGGTTTCTGTTTTTGTGAATGTAGAAGTTCCACTAGTATCTCTATAACTAGCATCATCCATCCAGACATTTTTTGATTTTCTGAGACCACTAATGTTTACACCGAAAGATGCTTTCATACTCTCTAATGTATTACCACTATATGTAGTGTGCCACACCACACCAATTTTAGCCGCTTTGATTTTCTGTTCCAGTTCTGACATTTTAGGAACAGCATAGACTATTGTGTTTGGTTGGAATGTGGTGTATCTTTCACCATCAATGGTCTCGGACTCAAGTGAACCAGAAGTGAACATTAAGTCACCCTGTAATACACCCTTGATTCCGAGTTTGCTAAATTCTTGTAATGCGATTATAAAGGCGGGTTTTAATGCTTGTGGTAATTTACTGTCTTTGTTTATCTCTTGCGTGGACTTATATAATAGTGGTGTCTTGTTGAATACACCTTTCTTAGCAACAAAGAATTTACCATCGCTGGGGTCTATACCAGCAAATATAGCGGGTGCGCCATCCCACTTGACTGTCATGTTTACGGATGAACGAGAACTTCCCGACAGCATATCTCTTAATGACTGTAGGAAATTAATTGCACCACGAGCACCACCTATCCCGAAATTAAGTATTTCGTCTTCTAGGTGTTCAAGATGTAGGTTCTTACCCTGTGCATCTTCGTTTAGATATGATAAAAATCCGACCATTAAATATTTCCATAAACATTTTGTTTACCACTATTTATAATTCAGGCGTCTTCTTTTTGAGTTTCTTTAACTCAGCTCGAAGTGTTTTTAGTTCTTCCTTAGCTTTTAGTTTCTCTTTGAGTTCATAGTTAAGACCAATTTTCTTCTCTTCATAGTTTTTCAAGAGAATTTGTACATTAGCATTTGCAGTAATCAATTGGTCACGCAAGGCAATCCTAGCCGCTTCAGCAGTTGCAAAGTTTCTTTCTAAAAGTTTCATCTGAGCAAAGACTTTCCATTTTTCAATGTAATCTAACTCTAATGCGTGGGATAATGCTTTGACTGTTTCGGCGTTTAAATCCTCATCATATAATTCATCATCACTCAGCAATACAGGATTGACTTTTTGTTCTTCTAAATTTAATTCTTCGGGGGGAACAATTACAAATTCTTCACCGTCAAGAATCTTTTTTATATCATTTGACATAATTTACTCCATAATTAAAAAGGGGGACTTTAGTGTCCCCCCATATTTATACTACTTTTACTAAGATTTAATCTATCTCAGAACAAACCACAGCGTTATTTACTATATTACATTGTATGTTTGTACTAGTAGCAGTATTAGTAGTAGTAGTTGTTGTTGTCGTATTCGTTAACGGATTAGTTAGCAACTGTCTAAGTTCTGCTGCCCAATCGTCATTTATACCAAGTATTGTTGTGTTATAATTGGTAGACATGGCGTTTAGGGCATCAAACCCATCCATTGCAACCGTACCCAGTTGAGTAAAACCAGCAACAGCGGTTGTACCTATCTGAGTAAATCCAGTAACGGACACATCTTCAATCGCGTTAAACCCAGCGACTGAAACATCCTTCAAGGATGCAAACCCACCTAGTGCTACATCTTGAGTTTGTTGTCCAGCGATGTTGAGAGCATCAAATCCAGCAAGTCCCATATCTAAAAGATATGAAGAATTTGCCTGACCAGCGTTTGCCCATTGTTCAGCGAGACCTACATATGTCGCTTGTGTACCCAATTGAATTGCTTTCTGAGATTCAAAACTTGCCATTTGAATATCTTTACTATTATTCGATTGAGTTTTAGCGAGGTCTGTTTGAAACCACAATCCACCTAAGCTAGTCATAGAGGGAACCATGACTTGTGCCCATTTAAGAGCATCACTTTCAATGAATTGAGGAATAATAGGTTGCTCTTGAGTCAAAGCAATTGCCATTACAGCGGCACTAGCCGCACCAGAATCACTAGACTGAGCAAGTTGAGAAAGCGCCTTGAACTTTTGTTCTTGAACATAAGCCTGTGCTTCCGCAGCCTGTCGCATCGCTTCATAATATTCTGTACTTGTTGTCGTACAGCCTACCATCAAGACAGTCACCAATGATATGACCACCTTAACTAGCGTACTCATTGTTAAGTCCTCTTTTCGTCCATGAATTGAGTGTGTCACTTGAGTTGACACTCCACTATTTATACATCACGACTTTGTTATACTGTCCCTTACTTTCTTGGCAACTTTCCTCTGTACTACGGATTTAGAATCTTTCTTACCAAAATCTTGTGCCAATGGAGATGTTGGATTTGCATCTGCTATCTTAGATAACACTTCATTCATTCCGCCATCCCTCTTCACGCGGTCTCCCACACCACCCTTATTAATATTAGGTGCGGTCATAATCTGTTTCATGTGTTTATTTTTCTTTAACCACGCTTCCTTATCTGATATCTTCATCATAACATCAAATATTTCACCGTTTTCGGTGTTCTCAATTGTGTAAATAGGCATTAAAAACTTCCCCTATAATGTGTTAATAATCCAATCAAGAGAAGAGCAGTACTAATAACATTCATTATTATTATCGCTCTATCTTTCCACAGAATTCCTACATAAGTCCAACCAATCATACCCACAAAACCAAACCACATATCATAAATGCGTGGATAATCAGCAGCTCTTATTGAGAGTGCGATTAATATCAGTATTGATGAAATCCATTTTACATACCAACTGATATCATATTTTGGTGTAGCTGATTTAAATATTCGATTAGAATTTTCAATCTCTTCAGGCGCAAACTTTTGCTCTTTGGTCAACTCAGTCTCCTCTTCCCGCTTGTTTGGAAATAGTTCTAGTTGTCTCGGATTTTCAAATTCATCACTCATCTTTGGGCATATATAATTGTTGTTCTACTTTGGGCATACCAAGAACTTCTCTTGCACAGTCCCTTACTTCTGCTGTGACCGCGAAGCCAAATCCTTCTGGGTCTAACAATCTATATATAAATTTATAAGCATTTAAGATATCTTGAGCGATTGGTTCTTTGTCATCTGGCCATTCTGATATTTCATCCGCAATTGTTTGTAATTTTTCATTCGTCATAAAAATTTATCCTGTATATAAAAGTTGAGGGGCGTTTTCATTCCCCTCGTGGATGTTCGGTCATCAACCTATACAGACTTTAGCAGGCATCCTGTATTCGCCTTAAAACTATGAAGCGTTTTGAAGTTTCTCCTGTTCCCACTCCAAGTCATCAAGTTCATACTCAAAATCATCTTTCGTATTATCAGCATCCCTTTTCATGTCTTCAAATGGTTCTACCAAATCGTACATGGCAGACTCCAAAGCGTTAACTGCCTCACGAACTTCGTTGATTTTCCATTCAAGTTCTTTTTTCAGTTCTTGACTTTTTTCGAGACTCAACTTCTGTCCTAATGTATCGGCAATCCCTTCAACAGCAAGATAAATGTTACTAGGAACATCATTGTACTTAATAACTTTTGTTTCGTCATTCACATTGCGAACAGCAGAATCAATGTTATCTACAATTCCTTCCCATTTTTCTATCTGGGTTTTGAGATAACCCTTTTCAGCAATTATGTCACCTTCCATTTTCATACTCTCTCCTAAACTAAATACTGTGGGCCAGTCCATCTTACCCATCTGGTTCCTTTACCTTCCAACATCTCAAAGACATTGCCTCTAGGTTTGTTCCTAGCGGGGGCATTCCAACCAGCGGCTTTCAAAACATCACCCTTTTTGAATAACTTATCATTGTCACCCTTGACAATGAATCCCCAGACAGACCTGTCTGAAATGATTTTAATGTATTTAGAACCCTCTTTGACCTCTAAACCATTCTCAAACTCTTCAATCTTCGCGTCAAACCTACTCATGTCGTATCCACTAGCCATCCATGACCTATAAGACCAGTTATGGTAGTCTTCAACAATCAAGGTTTTAAGGTTTTCAATTTCTTTTTGCATATTCTCTCAATCTCCAAATTACATGATCATGATCTCATATTTTGACCCAAATGTCAAGGGCCAAAGCGAAAATAATTGCAATTAAATTGTCAATTAAATCAATGACTTATGATTTAATTAAAACCTTCTCCCATGTACAAGAAAATTGTTTATCTTATCCACCGCATAATCGTGATGGACTTGCTGGCAGTACTTCTTGCCACCAAAAGTCTCACAATAGGTGATAGTATCTTCTTGTTTAAGGGGGATGTATGAACTAGAAGGTATTCCACTACTAGTACAACCTGTTATTACCATAATAAACGCGAAAGCTAATATCGCATTTTTCACTAGGTTTTTTCTCCTATGTCTATGGGTTATTGTTTACTGAATGCCTTGCCAGCTTCTGCAATACCGAAAGCACCCAGAGTTACTACCACAAATGAAGTGTAAATTGTATCAGATATTGTTATATCTTGTCCCCAAAATCCTGTTACTAAGTCAACAATACCAAACGCGAGCATCATAACAAATGATGCAAATCCTATGATAGACTTCTCGTTGATATCATTTTCATCTCTGAACAGAGCACCGAATGAGAATTTCTCAGACGGTTGTGCTGATTTTGTAGCAATTTTCAGTTCTTTAGTGATTTTTTCCATCTCTCTGATTTTGTCTTGAGCTTCGTCAAGTTTCAAAACCAAATCTGTATACTTTTCTAAATCGACATCTACCTTATTTCTTCCTGTGTCAATCGTTTCCTTTGCCATTGTCAGATTCTCCTCTTGATTTAAAAGAGTCCAAAAACCCCTCTTTCTTCGGGGCGTCATCTTCTCTTTCTATTTCTTCATCATCTGACATAACAGTTCTATAATACACTATCACTTCTTTAGTTTCTTTCACGAATCGTTTAATCTCTTGGAGATTATACGCCATGAGCTCATAGTCTGGAACAGACATGGCCATGAA